GTTCAGCAGTATCAATATTAGTTTTAATAACTTTACCTGAAGCATCAACTATGTCAAAACTACCTGCTGCATTTTGCTGTACAGTTTGGCTTTGTTGTGGCATTGCCTGTACCATAGGTTGTTGTGCAGTCTGTATAGCCTGTTGCTGTGTCTGAGCAGCTTGTTGTTGATACTGTTGTGCTTGTTGAGCAGTCTGTGCAGCCTGTTGTTGCATTTGTGCAGCTTGATTAGCTGTTTGTTCAGACTGTTGTTGATACTGTTGTGCTTGTTGTAAAGTATTGTTTGATTGTGGAGCACCACCTAATTGAAACTTTTGTACTGCACCACCTTTAGCCATCATCATAGCTGCTTTTTTAAACTCATCCATTTGGTTTTTCTTGTCAGGGTTTTGCTCTAGGTAAGATTGAAACCCAGACATCTCTCCTGTATAACCTAATGTTCCTGCAATACGTTGCATTGCATTTGGTTTGAAACCACCGAATGTAGGATTTTTAAATTGATTATTCATTGTTTATGCCTTACTTACCAAATGTCATCCAAACAGCACCTGCTATGAATGTTAGTGTTCCAACTGTAGCTAACTTTACTACAGTGCTCCATATACTTCTACGTGTATCTCTCCATGCTTCAAGTAGTCCACGTATTTCTATTATATCTTTTTGTGCATCCTCATCAAGTAATCCAATAGAACGTAGTGCTTCTTTAGCTCCACGTCTAGCTGCACGATCTAGCATGTCTTCTACTTCTTCTGATGTTAACTTAATGTCTGCCATAGCCTACGTCTTATGGTTTAGTAGGCCAATCGTCCTCTTCTAGATGAGGCCAATTAGAATGTGTAGTTATATCACGTAATGCCTGACGATATGTTTGCATTTCACTAGACATTGTAACATCTGACAAAGCATAGAAATCTGTTTCGGATAATTTATTATCACGTTGATTTCTATTACCTGTTGCTGCATTAGTATCTAACTGTTTTTGATACGCAGCCTCCTGCTCTGCTTTAGTGCCTAAATCATCATCATTAGTAAACATGTCTCTGATTTCCCAAGCTTCAACCCAGTTATTATTAGCATCTTGTACTGCGCCATTACGAGCAACAAACTGATACTGACCGATGCCTTCTGTCGGTTTGGGTGCAGGAAGCACAGGGTCTACATTAAGTGCTTCACACACATTATCACCCCATACTCTTGGCATAGACATGTTAGGATTATCACGTCTAAGTTCACCTTGTGTTTTTATTTCACCTGTTGTTTTATTTCTATATTCACCCATTTAATTGATCCTTTCTTATGAGTTTGATTATGCTGCAATTGCATAAAAAATAAATACTCTTCCATTTAGATTTAATGAAGCATTTCTTTGTACAACTGTAAATCCTGAATTTAACGGATCTATTTCATCATTAGTAGTATATGCGGCATCTGAGTTATCTAATGTCATAACAGAATCGTTACCTGCTACAAGTCCTCTGGTTGTATCAAAAACAAACCAACTGTCATTAGCATCTATAGGTTTAATAAATACAAATTTTGTACCATTACTAAATCCACAATCTATGTTTTGTGTACTACCATTAGTACTATTATTACCTGTGTAAGTTCCACACTTACTTACTCCATCTACAGATGCAAACAACATTGCCACATAGTAATCACCGTTAACGTTTGGACCAGTACTTTTATTACCTACACTAAATACAGTTTCTGTTGGTGCTGTGTCATTCCACCAACCAGTATCATCGACTCTAGGAGAGCTTGAGTCTAAAGACATTGCATAATCTTCAGGTGCAGATGAATCCATATTTTTATGATAAACAGCCCAAGGATGGGCCGTATCCCAACTTTTAACCCATATCATTTCAGGAACTGCCCTTAAACTATGATTAATAGTTCTACCTGCAGTACCATCCCCTGTATAAGTTAAAACGTCACAAAAACCTGGAGCACGTTTCCACATCCATCCTAAACGATCCGCATCAGTAGCCTGATAATCAAAAAAATAACCATTACTATAGTTAAAGTTTGCACTACTTGCACTTTGATTTACTTCGTTTTTATTATTAGTGGTAACTTCTCTACCACCACTACTTCTCCAATGCACTTTCCAATTAAAAGTTTGATCAGTTGTTTTATCTATTGCCAAATCAACTTCAAAATTGTTAGATGAAAAACATGGTAATGCATCAGTATTATCTGTAGGTCTAGTAAAACTATCTATAGCAAAAACTGTGCTTGCATCTTCGGGTACTTTTGTTGGCCTACGTATAGCTATATAAATATACTTACGCCCAGAGTAATTAAATTGATTATCATCATCATCTATTTTAAAACCTGTTGCATTAGCACTTATACGATGCCCACTTTTTCGAAAGTTTGTATTTTTATTATTATCATACCAAAAATCAACTTTATCAGGAGGTGAAGAAAAACTTCTATTTAAAGAATCTAGGATAATCCAGTCCTCTACATTTGACTGCCAACCTAAACCATATTGAGGCTTTATTATAAGATACTGAGGTTCAAATCCTAAGTTTATTGCAGGACCGTCATTACTACCATTTCCAGTGTATTCATCACATTTAATTATATCTAAATCACCATTAGCACCAAATCCACCATCATTATTATTATGGGCAAAAAGATATGCAGTAATTGTATCACCATTTCTATTTACTGGATTTCCTGTTCCTACACTAAATGTTGAAGCTGTAGGTTCAGTATCATTCCAATAAGCACTTTGTGCATAAGGTGCGTCAGTTTCATTCCAACGCATATACTTTGTTGCACCTAGAGATCTATGGTAAATATAAGAATCATAACCTGCACTTGATTTAAGAATCATAAAACCTGGTGCAGTACCAAGGCTATGAGATATTGTTCTTGCAGTTCCATTTCCTGTAAACTTTACTACATCAAAAAATTTTGGACATTTTCGAAATGTATGTGTATGATATTTTTGTCCATAAGTTTTTACTTTGGAATTGTTTCCAAGACTAAATCCATTTGTATTAAAAGCAGTAACGCAATTACTAGCTGATATATAAGCACTATTACTGTTTGATTCCCAATGTTGTGAAGTGCCGTTTTCTGTATCTTGTACTATTGGTTTATTAGAATTGTTACTGAAATTTTTAATAAAAACAGCACCACCCTCAGTGCTTAAATCAATATTATTAACAACGTTCATAGTAGAAGCTTGAAATCCTTCGTAAGTATAATTACTAAATATTTCTTCTACATTTGGTCCTTCACCACCTGCTGCAGTCATCATTAACTTTTTAACATTACTCATTTTATACTATCCTAAATTTTGTCCTGATGTAAAACCATACCAGTTACTTCCACCATCATGTGTGTAAAATACAAATTGATCTATTGCATTAGCAGTACTAGTAAGTGTTGGTACAGTTGAATTAGGCCAATCAATAGTTGTAGGCCACGTTACTGTATAACCACTTGCACTTGCATCTTGTACAATTTTTAAACTAAAACCATATGCTGTATTATTAGCAGGAGGATTAGTAAAAGTAAATGTTGTATTTTCACTTAATGTTGATGCAAATACATTACCAGTCTCGCAGTTTATAGTTGTTGTATTACTTGATGATGAAACACTTTGATATGTTTCATTGTAAGATTGTACCACAAGTTCACCTGTAATGTCAACATCACCTGTATGTGTTTCATCAACTTTTGCATCTAGTTGAGTTTGTATTGCAGACGTTACACCATCTACAAAGTTTAATTCTGCCGTACTTGCCGTTGCACCATCTAATAAATTTAACTCTGCAGTAGAGGCTGTAACACCGTCTAATATGTTTAACTCTGCACCTGTAGATGTAACTGCTGTACCACCAAGAGTAAGACCACTTGTTGTTATAGTTATATTAGCTGAACCATCAAAGTTAGCTGCACCTGCAGTTATACCTGCAATTGTAATTGTACGTGCAGTTGTTAGTGTATCTGCTGTAGTTGCAACAATAGAACCCGAACCACTTATACTACCATTAACAGTAAGATCACCTTGTAATGTGCTATTACCTGATACAGCTAAAGTTCCCACATTTGCAGTATCAATAGAGCCAGTATCAATATTGGCAGTGCCATCAACATAGAGGTCTTTCCACTCAGAGCCACTAGCACCCAGATCGTAAGTGTTATCAGCAGAAGGAATAAGATTTGAAGCCACATCAGCAGTCACCGTTACTGTATCGGATGCTGCATTACCAAGTGTAGTATTACCATTAACAGTAAGATTACCAGTATTAGTTTGATTACCTGTAACTGCTAATGTATCACTTAAAGTAGTTGCACCAGTTACACCTAGTGTTCCACCTACTGTAGCATTAGTAGCTATGGCTGCAGTACCTGCCATATGTAAATCTTTATACTTTAAACTTGTAGTACCAAGATCAACAGCATTATTTGTTTTAGGACGTAGTAAAGAAGCTGTAGCAACTATGTCTTGACTAGGACCAAGTACTTCAATAGGAGCACCCTCAGATGTAGTACCATCATGGGTATGACCTGAACTGTTATTAAACGCAGCTTCTACGGCATTAAACTCACCGTCTAAATCGTCAGCATTAATAACATTACCATTAGCAATATTATTAGCTGTATCATTTCTTACATAGCCTGTACCCATAAGACTTTCCTTTATTTCCTATTGTTTTCAGCATATTCAAGTATTGCTGTATCTAACAAAAATGCAGCATCTGCACTATCATCTTCTATTCTTAATGCTACTGTATTACCTGAACCTACAATGTTATTATTAAATGATTGTGTTCTTGGTTCTCCGTATGTAGTAGTATTAAATATTGCTGTACTATTTCCGTAAAAACCACCACCACCTGCACCTGATGATAATGTAAATGTAGCAGGTTGTATTTTGTCTCTGTCATTTTGGTTATATCTTACACCTGCAACAACATTAACTGCACCAAATGGTTTTATATATAAGTCTAATTTATAAAATGTTTTTCGTTTTTGTGGGTCTGTAATCGGCATAAATGGAGATTCATATATTGCGTTTATATTACTACTATCTCTTGATGTACCACTTTCCATTCTATAAATGTAACCATCTGTATTTGCAAATATTATAAATTCATTATCTCCAATATACTGAGAGTCTGCTATATAGCATTTATATCCTTTTAATTCTCCCCATTGAAAACCTTGACCTCCTTGATCTACAAACTTTGTTCCTAGTACACCTTTAGCTACATCTACAGTTTCACCACTTACATAACTAAATAATCTGTACTGGGCTTTACCTCTAATTACAGTGCTTGAAAAACTTTGTGCAAAACTTTGCATTTCATTTACTGTAGGTCTTATATTTTTAGATGCAACATCAATTCCAAAGTCACCAATACGTTCTGTAGAACTTAATGTACGTAGTCCATCAGGACCAAGAAACATAATGTCAGAGCCAATCTCTTGTATCGTATCTGCACTTAAACAACCAAGGTCTTCTGTAACTGCACTTAGTGTAAAATCAGCAGAGCTTGATCCAGTTAGCCTCATAATTTTATCACGACAAAATACTATTAATGCATCACGATAAACTTTTAAACCTGTTATATCAGAATTAAGACCTATACTACCTGCACCATTTGCAGGGTCAAAGTCTGTATCTGAATAAGGTGCAGTAAATATTAACTCTGTACCTTTACCAAAAAACAATGTACTTTTAAATAACTCTACGGTGCTTGCACCATTTACTGCAGACTGACCAGTACCACTTCCTGTTATATAAGACATTGTTTGATTACTGTCTGTATAATAAACAGGGTAGTTTGTACCATCAACAAATACTATTTTAAGTGCATTGTTAAAGTTATAGCTTACGTGCCTAGCACGAGTAAACCCTGTACTACTTGCTGTAGCTTTAGATGACCATGCAGGATTTGTGTCTGTAGTATTTATTAAATAATATACACCACTACGTGCTGCAATAAATCTTTCTTCATCTTCATTTTCAACAACAGCTAATGCTTGTACTACACCACTACCACTTAACTGAGCATCGTCTAGTTTACTGTATCCTGCTACTTTACGATAGCCACCATCAAGTGAAGGTTCAAAGTTTTGTAGTATAAAGGCAGAACCTACAGCATTAATACCTTGTTGCAAAGGACTTATGTTTGTAACCAAACCACCTGTAAACTGTACAGGGAATGTAGACCATGCTGTAGTCATATGTTATACTTTCAATAAACCAAATGTACTAGGGTTACTGTACTTTACTGTAGAACGTACATAATCATAAGTATTTATGTATATACTACGCATAAACTTTATACCTTGTTCAAACTTTTGTTGGGATAGTTGTGCAGATTGATTGTCACCTCTAAACTGATATGCATAAAACATAGCACCATCAGTGACTACGTGTTTAAAATCTGATGGTACTGTAGGTACATCATCTTGTAATTCTAAATCTACAGGATTACGATAGTATTCATATACTAACTCATATGCTTTATCAGGTGTAGGAAATATTATAAATTCTTGACTAGGTGCTCTACTTACAAATCTTGGTTTAGT